TTCAAAACGCCAAGGCGTTCTGTGCCACCGGGCACCTTCAGGGCCAAGTAGTAGGCCAAGCCAGCCACCATGCAGGGCAGGAAGCGGAACGGCATGTCCATCGTGTTGACGCCATCACCCGCATTCTGGATGCGGCGCAAGCGCCAGTACACAAACGTGTAGGTCTGGGTGTTGTCTGGCACGGGCCAAACGGTGAAGCGCGGGGTGTTCAAACGCTCAATCCACACTTGAATGGGCCGGGCTTGCTGCAGCTTGTTGGGGATTGTGGCGTAGGTAGAAACACTGATACGCGTGATGGTCAGATCGGCCTGTGTCGATGCGCTTCCCGCGCCCGTGCGAATGACGTGCTCCAGCAAGTCTACCGTGTCATCTGGCAAGTTGTAGGTGGCCGTGCCCGGCACCAGCACGATTGAACCCTGCTCGTAGGTGAACATGTTCAGCCCACGGTTGGCCCAATCCGCAAACATCAAGTTCATCGAACGGCGGGCTGTACGCAGGTCATACCCGGTGCGCATCTCCGAGCCCACGCGCTCAAACGCTTCCTCAACGATTTCAGTCAAATCGAGGTTGAAATTGGAGAGCCCTGAAGTTGCCATTATCTGAACCCTGCTGTTTTCTTTGCGATGGTCTTGGGCTGGGCCACAAACTGTTTGCCCGCCGCCTTACCAGCACGCTTGGCTTTTGTGGTGGCCGCATACTCTGCGGGGCTGAGCGATTTTATCGCCTTCTCCGGCAAATAGCGCTCACCTGTTTTTGAAGACGGCTTTCCACTCTTGGTGCGCCACTTCTGGTCGCCCCAGTCTTTGAGGGATTGCTGGGGAGCCTTCATGTCAGTCTCGGTACCCGCCGCCAGCGGCCTTGTATTTCTTGGCCACAAGCTGGGCTTTACGGGCTGACCACTGGCCTGCCCCTGTGCCCTGCGTTGCAGCCGCTTTGACTTGGCTCACAATCCGCTTGCGCAGCTCGGGCTTGGTGTAATTGCCCGCCGCATTGACTTTGCCGCCTTCAGCGTACTGCGTGAAGTCGGTGTCATCCCGGCGAGCCTTACGCACACCTTTGGGCATTTTGGAGGGGGCGATGTCCCCCATGCCGCGACTGGCCATCATGTCAGACCATCCTACCTTTTGTGTGGCCCTTGGTCACGCAGCCATCCGCACGCGTAACACCGCCTTTGGCTTTTTTGTCCGCAGGCTTGGGAGACGTGGTGCTGGCAGCGTCGTACGCCTTGGTAGCGGCGTCTTGTGCTTTTTTGTCCGCCATCATCTGGCGGGCTTCTTTTTCTGCTGGACTCATGTCAGTTCCTTAGCAGGTCTTGCCGCCGGACTTCATGGTGATCATCTTGCCCTTGGTCTTACCCTTGGACTCGATGCCGCCGCCCTTGGCAAATGGCTTGCCTTTTGGCTCCATCATCTTGCCAGCAGGCTTAGCGCCTGCCTTTTTCTTCTCGATCATTGCTTTGAAAGCAGGGTTCATTTTCGTTGCCATATCGCCACCTTCTTTGAATTTGCGGCTCTTGTCCGCGTTGGAGAATTCTTTGCCCACGGACTGTGGGACGCCTGCTTTCTTGGCAAACGCTGGGTTGTTGGCCACCGCCGCCATGAAGTTGTGCTGCTTCTTGCTAACCGAGGGCACTGCGCTGCTCCTTCATGAAGTCATCAATCTTGCCCTCAAGCCGGTCCAACCGGGCCAGAACACGATTGATGTCACTGTGCACATCAGCCTTGGTCACGTACTTTTCGGCGTTCTCTTCGCGGGTCTTGCTCAGCAAAATGCTCAGGCGCTTGACCTCGTCATGTGAGACCTTTACCCAAAGCAGCAACGCCGCAGAGGCGAACGACAGTACGGTATTCCAAACTGGCAAGTCCATGATTCAGCACTTCCAAGCCCGCAGGCTTTTGTTGATCCGCGAGTCCGGGTCTTTGGCTGTTTTGGCACTGGTCAGTTTTGACTTCATGCCCTCCATCCGGGCGCAAAAAGAGTCGCGGCGTTTGCCGCCCTCGGGCTGGGGAGCCTTCAGGCCGGGCTTGCCGGGGTTCGCCTTGTTGTACGAGGCTCGCCCCTTGGCGTTCAAGCCACCCTTGTCGGACTTGCCTTCTTTGCGTGTCCATGCGGCGGTCTTAGGCATAAAACGCCGTCACTTTCGTGTTCGACAGCGTGGCGTAGATGCTGGTTGCGAACAGCACGCCCTCGGCCGGGATCAAGATGTTGAAAGTCTCGCCGCCTGCAGTGGTGTTCAGCGTCATGACCGTCGTGCCGCCGGAGCCGCCGTCTTTCATGATGACGCTTCCTGCAGAAGCACCGGGCTCGATCACCAAACTGCGCAGGCGTGCGCGGCTATCCGTCACTGCACCGGACGCAGCCAACGATACGGCTTTGACATCGGTTTGCATTGTCATAATCAATCTCCTTTAAAACAGGGGCCGAAGCCCCCGAGATCAATTAAGCGCCAGCGGAGACTTTGAGGGTGCCTGCATCGTTCCAGAGACGGCCAGCAACTGTCGGGTCGCTTGTGGGCAGTGCGGTCATGGAGATGGATGCGTTGGTCAACGAGGCAACGCCCGAAGCTGTCAGCGTAGTAGCTGCAACAGGGCCAGCGACAGCGCCGGTAACAGCGCCAATAAAGCCGTTTGTCGATGTGACTGGGCCGGAGAAGGTAGTGCTTGCCATGATAGTTTCCTCATGCGGTTAAGGCGTATCTGTCTGCATGACGTCGGCCCGGAGCCGTCAGATACACCGGAAAAGTCCGGGAGTGGTGGCAATATACACCAAAAGAAAAAGGGGCACAAGGCCCCTTTTTCCGCTTCTATCAGGTCGAACCTGAAGAGCCCCACATACCCAATGGGTCAGACCAGCCGAAACTATATCGCTCTCTCGCCTTATAACGGACGTTGCCGGTATCAAAGTCGCCGTCCATTGACGTGGACAGAGCGGTACGCTCGAAGTGCTTCATGCCGTTTGGAACGTCGGTGCAAATGAACCAAGCGTTTGTGTCGGTCAAGAAGTTGTTGACGGTGTAACCACCAGAGATGGTGCCCATCTGCTTCAACGCGTTGATGTCGTTGTCAGCAGTACCAACACGCAGTTCGGTGTCCAGCAAACGCTTGGCAACGAACATCAGTGCTGGAGGAATCACCAACTTGACGGGCTTGGCAGCGATCAACAGACCACGTTCATCAGTCCACGCAGCGATCTGGATGGTAGCGTTTTCCAACGATGTCTCGTTCAGGTCAACACCGGTAGTGGGGCTGTTAAAGTTAACGCCGCCGCCGACCAGAGGGTGACCAACGCGAGTGCCGCTGGAGTTGTTACCGAACAAGGACACGCCGTCGCCGCCAAGAGCGGAACCAGCAAAGCCTGTGTTCAACACCGAGGCAGCTTTGACCTGCTTGGTGTAAGCCATACCGCGAGCCAAAGCCTTGGTGTAGCGGGCAGACAGACTGTCGTACAGGTTGTCTTCCACAGCTTCTTCCGTGATGGAGAAGCCCAAAGCGATGGTTTCGTGAGTGTAGCGTGCAGTGAAGGCTTCCTGCGCGTTGTCGTAAGCGATGGCGGAGCCTTCGTTCTTGACAGGAGCAGCGCCAAAACCGGACAGCTTGGTTTCTTCTTCGAACGAACGCTCAGATTTCTCTGTCTCGTACAGTTCTTTGTGTTGCTCGCCGTAGCGTGCATATTCCAAACCGAACAAGGCGTTCAGACCGGGGAGCAGCTCTTTGAGCAGTTGTGCGCGTGAAATAGCCATGATTTAGCTCCTTAGATGCCAGTGGCGTTGCTGAAGGCGTGTGCGCCGGGATTGAACTTCACCAGAACGTCTGGGAAAGCGTCAGTCACAGGGGATGCAAAGCCAATGATTTTGAACGCAGCGGCGGCGGTCTGGGTGGTGGACTCCAAAGCGCTGTTCGAGTTACCTGTACGGGTAGAACCAGTAGAGGTGGACTGCACAGCCGCAAAGAAAGTGTTGGCACCGAGATCGGACTGGTCGGCGACGCCGTCCAACTGAGCTTGGAACGTCACGCTGTCATCAGTAATCACGTATGCAGTCACCACGCCGGTTGTGCCGGAGGGGTAGTACTGACCGTAGATTTGCTGGCCTTGAGCGTTGATGTAAGAGCAACCGACAAACACGCCGATAGCGCCAAGACTCGAACCACCAAGGTTGTTGGTAGTCAGGTCAGCGCCAGTAGCGGTTGACAGAGCAATGTAACCGTCGGCACCGATGATGACGACTTGCCCGTAAAACAGGTTGGTCGCTTCGCCAGCGGGGTCGATCAGAAACTGCGAAGTAGCGCCAGCATAAGGCATGCCGTCGATACGGTTTACGGGGATCAGCCCGTAGGGGGTAGCTGTAGTTGCCATTTAAGGACTCCTTGTTACTTTGAACCAGAACCAAAACCACCACCGCGACTGGTCGATGACTTGCGGTCAGCGAAAAGTGGCATGCGGGGGTCATTGTTTCGCATGAAACTGTTATCCACAGATTCCATCTGGGCCTGCGCTTGTTTAGCGTAATACTCATCACGGGCTTGAGCGCGTTCACGTGGCATCTTGCAGAGCATGAGGCCGCCGAGTTCGACGTTGCCAGTTTTTGCATTACCCTCCAGCATCAGTTCCGGATGGTCTACTGCTTTGACCGGTTCCCAACCTTCACGCATCTTGGTAGACACGTTCGTGTTTTGGGCTTCGCCAAGTACGTGTGTCGCAATCCAGCGATACACCATACCGGGTTCAGGGGTAGGGTCAGGCAGTGAACTCGCAGGTGTGTACACATAACGAGTCGTTTTATCGCGTACCTCAAGGGTACGAGGGTTCCGGTTGATTGTTTCAGCCATTCGATTTCTCCAGTTTTGCTACTTCAGCAGCGTATTGCTGCGGGGTTAATCCGTATTTTTTCGCCAACGCAACCTGCGTAGGAGTCAACTGGACTTTGCGTGCCCCCGTCGAACGAGTCGCCGGAGCCACAACCGATGTAGGTCGCTTGGAGCTATCGCCAGATTTTGGCCGGTCTTCCGTACCACCGAAAACTTCGGGGAACGTAGACTTCATGCGAGCATCAATGCGCTCGAAGTATTCGTCAGAGCGGGGATCAACCCCGGTGTTGACTAGCTTTTGATGCAGCCCTAGTGCAAAGCTGGTGACTTCCTCGTACCCCGGTGAACCGAACCACTGGTTTTTTGCCTGCCAGCGTGCAGTTTTATCGTCAAGTTCCTGACGGGGTGCTTGGTTTTGTTGCTGTTGTACCGCAGTTTCATCCACCTGTAAAGGGGTTGGCTTGAAATTTTTTGCAGCCTGCACTTTCATCTTGGCATCCATCAGGGCATCCTGTGCCGCAATGACGCCATCTGTGTCAAAAGCCTCCGTAGCTTCCTTGAGCTGCCGCTTGGCCTTATCCACCTCGGTCTCAGCAATCGTGAGCTGGGATGCGGCGTAGTGCTCAGTGCCCGAGTTCACGTACTGCTTGAGACGGTTGTTCTCGGCCACCATGTGCTGAGCAAGGCGCTCCAGCTCCTGCTTCTCACGCAAGAGGGACTCTTTGGCCCGGCGCTCGTCGTGACGGGCATGGGTCAGCTCCTTGATGCGCTTCTTGACGCCGTCGGAGTAGGACTCAATCTCGTCGTCCGTGGGGTCGGCCACATCGCGGTCCAGCGGCTTGCGGCCACGGTCACGCTCAGGCGTGTCATCAACGATCTCGATCTCGACATCGTCGTCTGTTGAGACGGTTACTTGGGACTTGGCTTCGTCCTCAAGCTCGTCTGGGAATTTGTACTCACTCATTTCTGCTCCTTATGCGCGGGTGTAACCGCGTGGGTCTTGCACAACACACTCAATTTGGTCGTCGTTCAGAACCCTGAACTCTTTACCAAACACCTTGAAACGCGTACCTGTGTAGGTGCGCACGAGCACAAAGTCACCTTCCTTGCACCATGCTCCTGATGGGAACTTGGTGGTGTCTTTGTAAGCGTCTGGGCCGACCCGCATGACGAACAACACCGTGGTGGCGTGCTCCTCAGCTCTCATGGTCGCAGCATCTCGAACAAGGTCGAGGCTCGTACCGGCGATCTTTTCAGCGACCTCGGGCACGATGCACAGCAGCTTGTATCCCGTAGGGATAGGCAGCGCAGATGCTTTTGTTTCGTCTCCCGCATCGGCCTCTGGGGCGTCAAGGGGTTGGATGTGTTTGGGCAGTGTGATGCCCGGAGGCAGAATGATTTCACTCATCTGATTGCTCTACTTTCTCTACAAGGTCGAGGAGGTGACGCTCTGCGGTAGCTAGGCCTTGAATCACGCCGCAGAGTTTTTGGTATTCGTCGAATGAGCGACACGCTCCACCCGCCAAGTCATCGGCGTAGTTGTTCATGTCGGTGCGTATTTTTTCGCGCAATACGCGTGCGAAGTCGGAGATCATTTGTTACCGGGACCTTTCCTTTGGTTTTGGGCAGCAGACTGTTGTCTGCTTCTTGCAATGTCGACGCCCATACGGGCACCGTCACGTTCTTGGTCAGCCTCCAGCTTGTCGGCTTTGTAGGCAGCGTCAATCTGCATTTGCTTTTCTTTGATCTCCAGCTCATCGGCGCGGGCGGCAGCGTCAATTTGCATTTGCTTTTCTTTGATCGTCAGCTCTTGTGCAGCGCGTTGCTGGTCAGCCTGAGCCTTTTGCTGCTTGATCTGCAACTCGCCTTGCTTGATCTGGAGTTCCTGTTGTTGCATCTGCACAACAGGGTCTTGCTGTTGCTGCTGCGCTTGCTTTTGTGCGGCTTGCGCTTGGTTTTGCTGCAGCACCTGCTGGGCAGCTTGGGCCATCATGCCGGACAGGGCAATCTCAATTTGCGGCGGCAGCTGCTCGCCTTCGGGCGGCAGGGGCATGCCCAACTGCTGTTCGATCTTCTGGCGGTAGGCAAACCCAACGTGCTCGGCAATGTGGGCCATCATGGCTGCTTGAATCTTCGGTGCCTGTGGGTTCTGGCCCACCAACTCCATAATGATCGGGTCCTGCATGGCCGACATGTGCACTTGGATGTGAGACTGGTGGTCTTGGTATTGGAACGCTTTTAGGGGTTTACCCTTAAGCACATTCATGTTCTCCGACACAGGGTCGGTGGGCTTTTGGTCCTCATCCAGCGGCACGAGCTTGTCGGCGTTCTTGATGCCCAGCACCTCCAGCATGCCCCGGTGGAGCTTTGGCAAGTCGTAGATGTCAGGCGCGGACTGCGCCAGCTGGATCACTGCTTGGTACTGGACCACGCGCTGCGAGAGGGTAGCCGCGTTGGGGTCGCTCACGGGCAGGATGTCCACATGGCGGTAGTCGCCCTTCTTGGCCCGTGGGCCTTCTTCGCCATCTGGCTCGTAGGTGTACTCGTCGTCCGTGTAGTCGCGGATGATAGCCGCCAGCAACTGCAGTTCTTGCTTCAAGGTGAAGTGCACACGCGCCTGCACGGCCGTCATGACTTTGAGCTGGCGCTCCAGCAGTGCAAGGGTCGAGCCCACCGGCGCATTGGCCCCCATGTCGCTGATCTTCATGTCCGCTGTTGCAGCAAACCGGCGACCTTCTTCCACCACCGTATTCAGCAGGTTGTACAGCGTCTGGCTCGGGTCTTTGTAAGGCAGCGGCAAGATGTTGTCGCGGATGGCCCCGGAGCCCACGTCCACATCGCGCCACTCGCCGGGAGCGATCGGCGTGTCGTCGCCCTTGATGCGCAAGCCGCGTGACTTCAGACCGCCGGGCAGGTTGGACAGCGTACCTGCGTCGATCAGCTGGCGCATCAGGCTGGTAGCCGAGTTGGCAAATCCGCCGATCAGGTGGAACAGACCGAAGCCGTACGCGCCAAAGCCGGGGATGTACTGGTAGTGCACGAAGTGCTGGCGCTTCAAATGCAGGTTGTCGTCTTCGTTCCAGTTGCGGCGCAGGGACAGCACGGTGTTGTTGCCCCGGATGTACGTCAGCACGTACGGCAGCGCGATGCCTGTCGGCTCGCCATCGTCGTCTTTCTCGGACAGCGGGTCCCCCTTGACCACCAAGTCCACATGGGACTCGCACAGGGTGTAGCGCTCGTCGTTCAGGTCAGCAAAGCCCGTCTCTTTGTCCTTGGCCTTGTTGATCTCGTCAATGTGTTTGTCAGGCGAGCCGATGTCCACGTCACGGTAAAAGCCTGCCTGCTGGAGTTTCTTGATCTCGTTCTCGGTCTTGCGCATGACGTGCGTGACGCGGTAGCAACTCTGGATGTCCGAAGTGCCGTAGGGCAGCAACATGTCCTCCGCAGGGATAAACACCGACGTTTGACGGCCGATATTGGGGTCAAAGTAGACCTTTTTGAACGCCGAACCGGTGGCTGGCAGGCTCCACAGCATGCGCTCGTGCTCTGGGCGGAACTCCTGCATGACCTCCGTCAGCTGAAAATTCATGTCCTCTTGCACCCGCTGGGCAGCTTCTTTCTTCTCGGGGGTCTCTTTACCCACGATTTTTGTGCGCACTGGGCCCATGGCCGGGAACGTCTCGGTGATCGTCTCTGACTGGAACCTGACAACGGCCTCAGTAATCATCGGGTGGAACACGCCCGATGCGCCGTCCCAAGGCTCTGTGCGCTCCTCGATCTGCAAGCCCAGCAATTTAAGGCCCATGACGTAGGCTTTTTCCCACTCCTTGCGGGAGTTGCGGTCGTTGTCCACATCGCTGTCAAGGTCGCTGACCAGTGAGGCCAGCTCCCCTTCGGGCAGGTACTCGGCCAAGTTGGCATCAAAGTCATCAACGCTGGGCTCGCCCGGCTCGATGTCGATCTCCATGTCACCGGCGCGGATGCTCACGGCTTCTGGGTCCACGATCTCAATCTCGATCGGCTCCTCCGCTTCGCCTGCGGCGTCGATGCCCATGGGCTGCTGGAAAAGGGCTTTGTCAATGTTCGTCGCC